GTCTTGCAATTAGCTTCGCGGGTTTACAAAAAAGACCTAAATGTTGCCAACCGTCGCGTTGGCATTTGGAGATCAAAAGTTGAACGCCTAAAAGCAAAGGGAGCAAACTAATGGTAGGAAAGAAAACACCCGACGACATCGTCACCGCATCACGCATACCGTTGCTGATGAACGCGTCGCCATACGGCACGCCAAACGACTTGCTGGCTGAGGCACTAGCCTCAATCGAAGGCAAGCCAAACCCAAATCCATTCAACGGCAACGAAGCCTGTGATTGGGGTGACGCCTTGGAGGGCGTCATCCTCACTACCGCCGCTGAACGGCTCAACCTGACTGACCTGAGGCTGGAACACGACGCCATCTTCCACGACACGCTACCGTTTGCCGTGTCGCTTGACGGCACCGCTGACGGCGGGCTGGGGCATGAAGTCACGACCGATCCGTCGAAGGGCATCTACTGCGTTGACGGCCCTGTCTGGGTTGACGGCGTGGGCGTCTTGGAAAGCAAGCTTACCAGCAACAAACCAGAAGACCGGCCAGCGCCACACAGGGGGCCTCTGCAACTCCAAGGGCAATTGATGGCGACCCAAAAAACGTGGGGCGCTGTGTGCGTCTTGTACGGCGGTGTGGAGTTACGCATCTTCTTGTACCAGGCCAACGCTGCGGTGCAGTCGCGCATCACCGACGAAATCGAGGAGTTTGAGCGCCGAAAGTTTGACGTTGATTGGTATCCGATCCAGTCCAGCTCCGACGGCAATACCGCCTACCCGCGTGTCGATGACGGTGCGCCGCCAATCACGCTTGAGGGCGAAGACAACGATTGGCTGGCTCAGTTGGTTAACGCCAAGGACGCCAAGAAGGCTGCTGAGGGCGACATCGACGAAGCTGAGGCTATGCTGAAAGAACGTCTGGGCAGCCACGATGAGGCGGTCGGGGTAGTTGGCAATCGCTCTTACTATGTCAAATGGCCAATGCGTAATTTTAAGGCGCAACCGGCCAAGACGACACCGGCCAAGCCTGCAAGGATTGCACGCCAAGGCACGCTGACAATTAAGGAGGCAAAAGATGATTGATGTGCCGCTGACGAAAAAGCAGGCGGAACTGCGGATTCTGATTGACCGCATGACCCGCCGTTATGGCTACACGCCGACGATCAATGAGCTGTCGCAGAAGACCGGCAAGAGCTTCAGCCAGATACACCGGCTGATGTCGGGGCTAGTTGAGCGCGGCGCGGCTGAAAAGGTGGCCGGTCGAGCCAGAGCGTTTAAACTTTTATAGGAGATGACATGCAGACAGAACACCTAAAACCCGACGACCTAGTCAGCGTGACTAACCCCAAGGGCAGGACAGTCACGGCTATGGTCAGGCGGGTCGAGCGCATTGACGATGAAAGCTACAATGTAGTTTTTGAGGATATGCAGACCGCCGATAGGTTTGACTATCAGTACCTTTATAGGTAAAAAGAGTTTTGGGGTGGTGAACCCACCTGCGCGAACCCTCTAATGTACGCATGATGGGGGTCAATCCCACGGTCTTAGTAGACCACCCCAAATCCCCTTATTTTTTGGGTCGTTGCTGGATGCTCTCAACGACACCGCCGCCAAAGTAAAACCCCAGAATAATCAGCATTGCATAATTTATCGTGAACTGATCCATCACCTTGGTTACTGCGTCTGGGTCGCCACGTCCGGTTATGGTCATGCCAAGCACCAGCATGTAACTGCCCAGAAACGTAGCCCCAAACATTAAAGCAAGGTAGCGTTGGGCAATTTTAAATGGGGCATACGCCGACATCAGATCAATCTTGGCTTTGCTCTTTGCCGCAATGGCTTCCTCATCAGAGGTGTGCATATCGTCAATCAGTTTCATGCCCTGACTGATAACGTCACCTGAGCCTAGTATTTTTCCTAATACAGCTAACATCACTCAACTCCTAACATTCTGGATAGACCAAAAACTTCCATCAACATAAATGTAAAAAACAAAAGCAGCACACCACCGGCAATAAGTTTGCCGCTAAAATTTGTCGAGCCTATTTTGATAGCCACAAATTCGTTGCCTAAAATTCTCAGCACAAGCTCAAAACTATTTTCGCCAACCTTGGCTTGGATTGGTTTTTTGTTTTCTTCAGCCATCAGCTAACGCCCTAAACCTTGCGGTCAATCTCTTGGCACGGTTTGGCACCTGATCAAACCAGCGTGAATCTTCAGCTTCGGCGGCCACGGTCAGCCACGCCTTCGGGTCTTCCATAGCCTCAGCCACGCCAGCCCACATCTTCTTGAACTTGTTGAAGCGCGGATATCCAAGATTAAACGTCATATTGCACAAAGCCAATGCGCCGTCAGGGTACTTGAGGTCAAGCTCGTTGAAGTCAACGCCGACGTTGTCACACAATCGGCGGCAGTCCTCAATTGTGACGGCAATGTCCAGATTAAACGCCTTACGCACACGGTCTTCTGACACCTCTGTGCCGACCGGCAAGCCGTATTCTGGGTCATGCTCTTTAATTAAATGGCCAATCCCGAAGGTTGGGAGTTGGAGGTGATCTAAATAAATGGAATACTTGCAGCCCTCATCTTCGGCCAATTCTTCTCTCAATGCGTCTTTATTCATCGCCTCATCTCCCGCGCAATCTCGACAGCCCTGACAAAACTTTCTGATTCAGCCTCTGGAGTAAACGCACTGACCGGGAGCCGTTTTGTGAACTGCCTGATTTGCGAGATGTGGTAAAAAAGGCATGAACGCTGTTGAGCTGCACAAAGCACCAAGATGTCATAATCACAATGCTCCTTTGTATTATTCGGCAGCGCCTTGTGGCTGCCAGACGTAAGTTGAAAATGGTAACCCGGAGTTCTACTGCCTTTATCCGAGCGCAGGCTCGCAGTCTTAATTTGGCAGAGATACACTTGGTTATCAGTCTTTGAAATAACGACGCCATCAATTTTGTCCTGTTGTGCCGGAGCGTAAGCCCAGCCGTCTTGTGATAACACTGCCGCTGCTGCCAAAAATTCACCAATCAATCCGGTTGTCGTAGCACTCAATTTTTAGACGCCAGCCATAAAACCCAAAATAATATCCCGAAGGATACAATGCCTAACACGCCAATCGCAATAGCCTCTATTATTTTCTGCCGCATCTCCTGCTGCTTATAAATAGCCTCTTGGCGTTCTTTGCGGATTCGCCCCTCAAGGTGGATCAGGTCAGCCCAAGCCTGCGGCCCGAAAGTCATTTGCAGATACTGCTTCAGCTCGGCGCGTTGCGCTTCCAGCTTTTTCTTGGCGGCGTAAACTTGCAACGCCTCGCTTTGGACTGCGTCGGCGCCTTGCAGCTTTTTAAATAGCGGCGGGTTCTTCGCCTGCTTCTCGGCTTGGTCGATGTCGCTGGCCGCCTTCATCCAGCGCGACACGTCACCAATGCAGCTCTCCAGATCGCGGCCAGCGTTTACCATTTGCTTAATCGTATTGAAAGCTGCCGTCGCTCCGCTGATTGCTGCGCCTATCGTGATCGGGTCTATGACAGTGTTCCTTATGTGAAAGTGGGGCGCATTAGGCCGGTATTATAGCACCGCGCACGCCAGTCGAGTATATCACCTTTAAGGACTGCCTGCTCGTAAATCTGAGTGGTTTTTTCTGTGTCTGGGCATTGGGCCACAACGCCAGCATCAACTTTCGGCTGTCCATTGGGCAGGATAACCACCACAACGAACAGTAGAAGCGGGTTCATTTTTTGTCACAACCCTGAATACGCTTAATGATACGCCTCACCGTGTCGGTTTCGTAGATACGAATCAGTATCCACACACCAGTAAACAAAGCCACAATATCAGGAACCATCGCCATATAAGCGGCAGCAGTGCCTGTGCCAGCTACAACGTCAATGATGACTTTGTTTTCCTCGTTCATCAGTCAGCATCCGCAATGGTCAAGGTTCCGTCAGCTACTTGCCGCAGGATTTCTGCGTAGTGGCGGTTGGCTGGGTCAAGGGGTACGGACATTTCAATGTCATCAATGGTGGCTTTGATACCGCACTGATTGCCTTCGTCATCATTTTGATATTGTGCATTTTCTATGTTCATTATTATAACTCCGCATCTACTTTAAAAGAGCCTGTGCTAGTACCCATTCTAAAACCACTGGTGTTGTAAAACGAAATTGCAAACACATTATATGACTGTATTTGCCCTGTGCCAGTACCCCAAACAGCAACAACACTTGGCTCTGTTCTCATTGTCACTGGATGCTGAACAGTCAAACGGTGGTTGTTAGTAGCATATGTTGCTGAAGCGTAGATAAAACTGTTGCTTTGATTAAATTGCCAGTAATAACGCTGACACCTCAACAACTCATCGCCATAGCTGCGGTGTTCAAACGGCGTGGCCTGTTCGCCGACCTCAAGCTTTACGCCTGTGATTTGCCACGTTGCATTAAGTGTGTTTTGAAATTGTGCTGTTTGCCCATAGGCAATCCCAGTGGAAGCATAGTCTATCCAAGAAGTGCTATCAGTGCTTGTGCTGTCTGAACCCGCACCCAAATTAAAAAATATAGTTAACCCTGCTGTATTATCGTTTGTAAACGCAACAGAAGTATCACCGTCAAAAGTGATTGTTTTTAGTTCCCAAGTGTCAGTAGAATTTATGGTATAGGTAGAGGTTATAAGCCTGTTTGAAGCGTTTGTTGCATAAAAAGCAACACTATATGTTCCTGTTAGCGAACTCTTAACATAAAAAGAAAGAGTTACTTTTTTCGCAGAAGAAGTACCGTACTGTAAACGTTGTAAATCTTGACCCTCTATGGCATAGGTTATGCTAAAACGGTCAGCAGCCGCTACTGCCCCTTCCGCTGTAGTGGTAGTTAATTTTAGACTATTTGCAAATCCATCAGGCGCATCTGTGGCTTGTGCGTGAGTAAACACGGCAGTTCCAAGACTATTTTCAGAGGCACGAAACCTATCTACAGTTTTGTAACCCGAAGTAGTCACGCCAGTCTCACTCGTTCCCCGCTGTGCCACCTGCATTGCACCGTTGACAATGAGCGAAGGGTTCGCGTGTCTATCCGCCCACCCTAGCTGGCCTGACCCATCCGTTTTTAACACTTGGTCTGCGGTTCCATCACCGTCCGGCAATGTGAACGTGGTGTCGGCTGTCACCGCGCTTGGGGCTTGCAGCTTGATTGCGTGGCTTGCGTCATCATCAGCGAGGCTCAGAACGTCAATGCCATCAGTGCCGTCAGCAAACGCGCCAAGCTGTTTGGCAAGCTCTCTAATAGAGTTATTAACCGAACTAGGCAGCATACCCTCAGCAACAGAAATGCCACCGACATCCGTATTATTTGACGCCGTGGTGCTGTCGTAATCGCTTAGTTTATCCTTGCTCATTATGCGCTCTCCAGTTAATACATTTTACTATGGCTTCGTAGGCCAAGTTATATTGTCAGGGAACCCAGCCTGTGCTGGTACGTCACGCAAGGCTTGGCGATAGGTTTGCCAAGCTGTCTTGTCGCTATCAGACAAAGGGCTGTCGGGCATAACCGTCCAATCACAATACTTCAACCAACCGTCACGCTCTGACCTAGCATCGTCTTCTTTTTGTGCGTCAGTGCGGTCATCAGTTACGACTTTTCTAGCAAAAGCTGACCCATCGTATGTGCCGCCAATTTCTGTGTCGGCAGTGGCTAAAATCAAGCCACGTTCCGCAGCAACATCAGCGTCTGCCACTGATATATTGACGACAATCCCATTTTCCACTTGTGCGTATCTAGCCATTAAATCACCTATGAGTATTCGTAAACTATAACAATGCCATCAGCACCGTCACCGCCAGCGTAGTTACTGTTTATGCCGGTCACAACCGCACCAGAACCCCCGCCGCCGTAGTTTCTACCATTAAGACCAGATTGATCGCCTGACCGACCTCTTTCTCCACCGCCGAAAAAACTACTTCCCCCAGTGCCAGATATAGACTCGCTTGTACTTGTTCCACCTGCCCCCCCATTGCCGCCACAGGTGCCAGTAAACTGAATGTCTCCTATCGTTCCAGCCGCACCAGCACCGCCAGAGGTATAGCCTACGTTAGACGGCGCATTGGCAGTTTTTCCTTGTCCACCGCCAGCACCATTTGCTGCGGCGTGTGACCCAAAAGAAGATGCCCCGCCAGAACCACCAGTATTTGCGCCAGAAACGCCAGTTCCACCAGCACCTACAGTGACCGTTTCAGTTGCACCCAAAGATGTCACAAATGAAATGGCGCATCCACCGCCACCGCCACCGCCACCAGCACCTGCTGTACCGCCGCCCTGACCATCAACGCCGCCACCCGCACCGCCACCGCCGATAACGTAAACAAGAACCTTTGTCGTGCCTGCGGTTGGGGTGTATGTGCCAGATGATGTGAATGTTTGGATGCCGGTAAGACTGTCGCCAACCGCACCCCAGCTTAATGTTCCTGCGCCGTCAGTCAGTATGGCTTGACCATCAGTACCATCACCGTCTGGCAATGTGAATGTTGCTGTCGCAGTCAAGGTTGTCGGTGCTTGAAACTTCATCGCGTATGTGTTCGCGTCATCAGTCAGGCTCAAAACATCTATGCCAACGGTGCCGCTAACAAAGTCAGCAGTGTCAGCCATAACCTCGCGGATGGCGTTGTTAATGCCAGCCGGAGAGCAGCCCTCGCCAATGTCGATGGACTGTATGTCCGTGTTATCGCTATTCGTTGCCGAATAATCGCGGATGCTGTTCTTTGCCATTATGTTCTCCTAGAGGCGTATGCATATTTATAACATATAATCAGCGCACGCGTATATATCGTCCGTCATCTGTCTTGGCGTAGGTTACACGATCTCCCAGCCGGTCTATCACAGTCTCATAGCCTATGATGTTGCCGCCAGCCGCCATATCTTCGATTGAGCCAGCTTGGGCGGAGCTGATGGGTGAAGGCACCTGCTGAGATAGTAGGCCACCCGCTGCTGGTGAGCGCATAGCTTTTCCAACAGGTGGCAATCCCTTGCGTAAGGCCGCTTGGCCGAGAGGTGTGTAAAGAGAAGCTCCTAAAGCGCCGCCTATAGCGCTTGTGACAGGAAACCCGAATTGCCCTCCGGTAAGTCCTGACAACAGCGCTGTACTTGCAATGCCCCTTGTGGCTGTTCCACTGTCTGGCAACTTTGGCCCCAGAACATCTCTACCAGCTCTGCCGAACTGCTGCATAGCAGCCTCGCCGCGAGCAAGTTTTGTGCCTTCTCTGCGACCCTCGCGCGTGATTGCTCGCTGCAATTGAGCTGGGCTAAACACACCCTCAGTCGCCTCAGCAGCTATTGTCGCTGTTTTAATTGGCACAATTCTGCTATATGCAGCGTCAATACTTTTTAGCTGAGAGGCGGCGTCAGGAGCTTCCTTAGCTAAAGCGTCAGTAATATCAGACACGACTTCGTTAAGAGCTTCGCCAAGATTCTTTTGATACTTGTCTTGAGAAGTTATAAAGTCATACCCCTCTTTTCTGATAGCTGACTGAGCTGCCTTAAAGTCTTGCCCTGTTAACTTGCCATCCTTTACCCTTGGCTTTAGCTCGCGGTTCAAGATATTTTTTAACTCTTTTAGCTCTGTCGGCTGCAATCCGGCTCCAAATTTTTTAACCAGTCCGTCCACAGTCTGGGAATACGGCACGCCAGAAAATCCAAGCGCTTTTTGGTAGGCGTTGCCTATCTGATCTATGGCGGCAGAAAACGCCTCGCTGCCCTTCAGGCTCATTGGGATTTGCACACCCATAGGCTTTAGCGCTTCGTTTATTGAGGCTGGCCCAAATTTTTCGACAGCGCTGGTTTGAGCCGTTCTTATTGTGTCGCCAACCAAAGGCACGCTGGAAATGGCCTCCTCAAATCTTTTTGCGCCGCCTCCTATTGATTGCCCAATAGTTAGGGGGATGCCCTTAGACATTAAGTCTTTAGCCCTCTCGCTAACCACTGGTGCCACCTTAGCCAAGCCAGCTCCAAGCATACCGCCGGTAGCCGCGCTAACCGGCACGTCAGACACTTCTTCTGCTGCACCCGCACCGTAAAGCGCCCCACCTGCACCGGCTTGCTTCATCGCGCCTTTTATTCCAAGGCGAGTAAGCA